GTCGCCCTCTTTCCCTAAGACCACGAACTTCTTCTTCGAGCCTTTGGGCGCACGCTTCGGTTTGTTAAAACCCGCAAAAGTCTCGCCGTGGTATTGGATACGGCCAGACGGGAGCCTTTTGAAACGCTTATTCGCCACGGCGTGAAATTACCAGAATACGGTGCAACTGTCAACGGAGGGCTTTCGTCTTTAGTATCTTATCGCTTTCCCGACCCCCACTCCAAAAACTTTTCTCCACCACCTTTAGTATCTTATACTACTCTATTAGATACTAATATATTAGAGAGAAAGTTTTTGAGGTGGGGGTCGGGAAAGCGATAAGATACTAAAGACCCTTCAGGAGAGTAGCGAAGCGTCTGGATTGTTGAGCGCACCACTGAGGCTCTTAATCGTAACCTGTTTCCTGAATCCCGAACCATTTTCCTCTTTTGGCGGGTCCACTGCAACCAGACCCATTCGCTGTCTGGCGCAGTCGAGAGCCAGAAACGCAGCGTCAGCCAAGTCAGGTGATCGACCGAACCGACTCTTGAACTCCTGCTTTGATTCGATCTTCACCTTCAGAGATCCGGTTTTCACCATATCGTAGTTTCGGGCGCACATCTCTTGAGCGAGGTCTGACGAGATCCCGTAGATTTGTTTTGTCCGAATCAGCTCTTTGCCGACGAACCACAGCTCGCTGACCCGATTGGTGTAGAGTTCTTCGCCAGTCAGTTGACTGTTCATGCTAACACGCTTGTCTGATGGCTTGCCTCCAAAGGTCACCCGCATGAATGATGACTCCCATTCGCCAGCCAGCACGTCACAGAACGGCGCACCTGCTCCGGTGGAGTCGAGTGCTACGTTATCTGCGGTGATTCCGCGCCTCTTGCAGTGGTCGATAATCTGGTGGACGATCTGGTAGGTTCGCGGAACCGCCTTGTTCGTCGCGTCGTCGTTCAGGTGAATCGCCTCGCCGAGCTTGCAGACATACTGACCGTTACGGGCGTAGCCTACCTCAGCGGTGAACATAATCGTCCTGTCGCCACCGTTGGTGAAGGCCGGATCGACGCCAGCCACCGTAGTTGGCTTCTCAGCCCAATCGACATCCCCCATTGATCCACTCTTCGCCAGCTCCGCTTCTGAGTAGATTCCGGTGGTCTCATCACTGTCGAAGAACACAGCGCGAACCATTCGCATGTAGCCTCTGGACTCCGGCCCTAAGAGAATACGATCCTCCTCCAGCTTGGCGGCGGTCGGGAGCCACGGATACTTCTCTTCGCCTAAGAGGATATTGGGACTCCGCTCGCCGTCGAGTCTGAGGTAATGCCCCTTCCACTTCGTCGGCCATTCGTCTGCGGTCTGCGGGTCGATGGAATCCCACCCGTTTTTCGGCTCCGACCAGACTCCGAAAGCGTCGAATCGACTATTCGGGTTGGACATCCCGATCATCTGGAAGGAGGGGTTCTTCGACAAGTTCGTAAGTCCGGCATTTAGAATAGCTTCAGAAAGTTCTGAAAGTTCGTCACCAATCAGAATAACACGCTTCTGCTTGATACCAATGAACTTACCGATAGCCTCCCTCGTCTTTGATTTCTCAGCCGCGATAAGCGATAAGCCAGCTCTTTCGATAAGCGTGTCGTTCTCATCAACATACGCTGCGTTTCCGATTGAATCCCGAATCTTGATTGGCGCACCATCGATCACTGAGAGGAGTGACATGACTGAACCCCAAATCCTTTTTCGTGCTTCCCGTAGCGTCGTAGAGGTCATCAGGACCAATGTGTCGCGTGGTTGGCAGAGCCACTGGATAATGCCCCATGCGGCCATTGTGTGGGATTTACCGGACGAAGCAGAGCCACCAATCGCCAGATACTTGTGTTTAATCGCAGCCCGAACCATCTGCTCGGCCCAAGGATGCCGGACCATCATTGGTTCCGGTAGGTCTTCGCGGTTCCAGAGTTCGTCACAGATCCGCCAGAAGTAAAACTCTTTCGCTTTGCCGTTTGGGTGGTGCGCGAATCCGTATAGCAGAGCAGTGAGGAGACTAGTCGGTTGGATCATCAAACCGCCGACATCCATTTTCTTGGTGGTTGGGTCGATACGCGGCTCTAGAACGCGCTTGCGCTTATCTGCTTCTGTAGGCATAATTTAATAAATGTCTGAAAAACCCATTAGAGAAGTCGAGGCCGAAGCCTTACGACTTAGCAAAGAAGGTTACAGTAATTCTGCCATCGGTCAACACATTGGAGTCCACCGCAACACTGTCCGTAACTGGCTGAGGAAGCATGGCGTTGCCCCGAAGATGAATGGGGACACAGCAGACGGTAAAGTTCTCAACAACTTAATTCACAATACCAAGATAAAAGAAGAACACCAAAAGCCTGATGCCGACACAGACCAGCTCAAAGAAGATATCGACGACCACTTTAACGACACTATATCTTCTGCAATCGTTGAAGAAAGATTCAGGGCCTCGAAACAAGAAGACCTCGACCTCAACGAGATCGCGGAAGCCCAGAGTTCCCCCGCTGACAAATACCAGCACTACATAGCAGCAGCCGGAATTAAGTTACTGCGGGACTCGATGAAAACGCTGCGTGGTCCGAAGACGATCCGCGAGATGTCAGAACTCGACCAGCTCATTCGACGTAACTTAGGGCTAAACGCCAAGACTGGTGGTGGTAATAGCAAGATGCAAATCGACATATCGATCCTGAATAACTCCAAAGCCGACAAAGGTGGGGGTGCAATTAGGCGGAAAAAAACGATTGACGGTGACACCGGAAAAGAGATTTAATTGATCGCTCAAGATGTTTAAGAACCGACAGCCAGAAATGAACCCTCAATTCATCACGCGAGTGGATGATGGTGCAGAATTCCGTTTTCCGGTCGATAGGGCTGACGGCCTTTGGTATCGGGTGATCCCAGAAACCGCCAAAGAAGTTTTTTACTTGCAGGCGTTGCCAAAAGGGATCAGAGTCCTCGTCCCTGCCGACGGCGATGGCCTTCTGGTTAGGGGAGACTCGATACCAGCGAAATGAGCGAAACGGATTGCCAGCATCGACTTGTTCGCAATTTTTAATGAGAAAAGAAACGATATGGAACTAGAACTACAACATCAACGCAGCAACTTCTCGCAGTTCTCGGACAGTATGTGGATGCTCGCCACCAACGGCGACACCACGATCAAGTTTGACGTAGATCAGCGGGACATGATCGAGTTTGCGCTACACCTTTGTGACATCGCTGATGATTGCTTGAGGGCGGTCAAGCTAGACACCGACGAAGCGCAAGAAAAACTGAGTGAGGCTGTGGAGGCTATTTCTTCTGCGAACGCCGAAGCGGACTCATGCCCACCGAACCAATGACAAACGAAGCACCACCAGAAACCGACGACGTCCCAACAGGAGAGCGCATGGGTTACTACAAGGACTCGACTGGCGAATGGAAGGAGAATGGAATAGGGATGGGTTGGTGCAAATCATGCGGTGCCAAGATCCGATTTTGTACGTGCAGCGAAGCGAGGCAGGGGCTGACCTGCTCTGACTTGTTATCCTTACAGGGGTTGCTTGGAGGGCATGGCATTTGGACTCCCGAACTAGAGAAAGAACTGGTTGATTGGATCAACTCCCGACCGCGTGAAATCATCTGCACAAAATGCGGGATACGAGAACAGAAGGGCGAGCTGCCGAAAGTCGATTTTTAGGATAACGTCTAACATCAGGCACGGAGCGGAGCAACGTTGCTCTGCATGTGCGTGTTATCTTTTTAATTATGGAACCAGAATTTCACATCACCCACGACGAAAAAGAACTAATCATTGAATGTCTGGAAGCGGACATCAAAGAGAAGACACCGCATGAAAACGATGATCCGATGTATGTCGCCTACGCGGAATGCAGGATTGATAACCTGAGATCCTTAATTGAGCGGATCAGGCAGGATCTTTAAGATAACAGCCAAGATCAGGAGCCGCGTTAGCCTGAGTAAATGAGCAATCTCCTGCTCAGATTCGCATCGTCTCCAAAAAGTATGAGCAGAAGATTGCTCGCGATGGCTTCCTAAAGACCCGACCATATTACGCCAAAGATCAGGAGCCGTTTTAGTAGTTTTCTACATTGACCTGATCGAGAAATTTAAATAAAAGAAGCGAGAGCAATGAAACCCGAAACCCTATTCCGTTTACACGAAGAGACGTGCAAGAAAACGCTCGAAATTATGCGAGCGAAAAACAGCGACTACTGTGGCGGCGAAAACACCGTCGACGCACTCGCGAATTTCAAGACCGCCCAATCGTTAGGTCTCCATCCGGTCACCGGATTGCTGTTGCGGATGCAGGATAAGCTCATGCGGATTAAGTCCTTCGTCAACGACGGCGAATTGAAGGTTGCTGGTGAGTCTGTCGAGGATGCCTGCGAGGATCTCGTCAACTATGCAATTCTTGCGAAAGCCCTCTTGCTTGAAGAACGGGAAGATTTTTGTGAACACTGCGGCAGTGACATCGAGACCGAAGATAAATGCCAAAACATTTTCTGCCCTAAGTTAGGGCATGAGTAGTCATGTAGGGAATAGAGTCGGAGGAGATCTCCGAACGATGGCTTCTGTTTCTCCATTCTTTGAACACCCTATATGACTGACCTAATCATCGGAATTGACAACGGACTCGATGGCGGACTTTGTGCAATATCTACATTTGACGGTGCCGTTATTGCAAAGACTCGTATGCCGACCATCCAGCTATCCAAGAAAAAGGAGGTGGATATCCGTAAGGTCAATCAGTGGTTACTAGACCTCCATACGCCGTTCGAGTTAGCGATTGAAGAACCGCTTGCACACGCGAAAAGCAGCCAAGCCGTCCGGTCGATGGCGATCTCATTCGGCAAACTTTTAGGTATGGCTGAAAGCCACCGTTATCCGGTCAAGCGTGTCAGCGTTCATAAGTGGCAGAAGCATATGCTGGGCCGCATACCCAAAGGTAAATCGAAAGAAGCCGCCTTAGAGATGGCTGAACAGCTTGCGCCGGACGAGAACTGGCTCGCGAACAAGCGGTGCCGGAAGCCCCATGACGGCATGATCGATGCCTACCTAATTGCCACCTACATCTGGTCTGGAAAAAAAAGTTGAGAATTTTCTGGACG